CCTTTTTCCCAAGTGTGTCAGTTTCCATGCCGTTTTCGGCAAGCCACTGCTTCATCTGCTGTACGGAGTTCGGATTGTCCAGCTCCGTCAGATGCTTCATCGCGGTTGTGAGCTCCGAACGGGAGCGACCATCCATTGCGATAGCCTCTTGGACCAGTGTCATATCCAGCGCCACACCTCGGTCATTGATCTCCTGGTCGAGGTGGTACTCATCCCAGATGCTATCCGGCACCGGGAACTTGGCGAGCTTTTCTTGAATGGACATTTCCGTTTCAACATCTCGAGCGTTATATTTCTTAAATGCTGACCATTTATCGGGGGCGTGATAGGGGTGATTCCGGATGCGCTGTCCGTTGGATTTCGTTGGAGCACAAGGCTGACAGAAAAACTTGATGAGGTCCTTGCCTTCGGTTAGTTTCTGCTTGTCCAGCTTCAGCACGGAGCCGACACCTTCCAGCGACAGTGGTAATCCCATCGTTGCTGCCCATACCATAGAACATTTCCATGAGGCAGGGTTGATGTATTCGCCGGTTGGGAGTCCAAGAAAGCGGGACAGACAGATCCGTTCAAAGTTTGCGTTGAATGCCCACTTGATCACCGTTTCATCCGTAAGTGCGGTGATAACATCACTGGGTAGCTTCTTGCCACAGGCAAGGTCAACGACCTGCACGTCGCCGCCGTCTATGCTGTAAGAGAACAGCAGAATCTCGAAATCCGGTGACTCCACATAACGGTACACGCCTGACTTGGCGAGATTGATACTGCTATAGGTTTCAATATCGGTTGAGAGTGTTTTCATAATTGACCATCCTTTTTATAAGGAACGGCGGTAAAGAAGTTCTCTACCGCCGTCCACAGTTTTTACTTGAAGTCACGCATCCGTTTTTCGTGATACTCTTTATCACGAGCTTCGCGTTCTTCGTCGCGTCTTGCCCTCTTGCGATCGCCTCGAATGCTCTGGATCATTGAGATCAGGAACGTGACACAGAGAGCTGAGTAC